CAATGAGGAAGCATCTGTATATTTTCCACGGATCCAAATCTTCAAACCATCCGAGGCAGTCTGGAACAAGGATACGTTTTTCAAGGCCAAAGTAACATCGGGTAATCCGTTCGATCTTATCAACAAAGAAATCATCGGATTGAAAAATGGCTACAAAGCAATCGTGTCTAATGTTGTCAAGGTAGGCCAACGCTATGATATTTACTTTGAAGAACCAACTGGAGAATTTGAGGTAGGTGAAGTCATAAGCCATGAAAACACCTCGGTAACAATCGTTCCTGTCTTCAAGATTTCCTCATTCGTTTCTAAGCCATCTTGGTATGATTCGTCAATCATCCATACAAACGGGGTTACCTTGAAGGTTGACAAGATCAATTATGGCCGAATTGTCGGATTGAATATCATCAACGGTGGTTCTGGATATCAGAAGGATGATGTTATCACATCCTCATCTCAATACTTCGGAACAGGATTCGAAGCCGTTGTTTCTAGTGTAGATGGTTCTGGTGCCATTACGAGTGTTTCCATCAAACGCTCAGGATTCGGCTTTAACCACGACGACGTAACGATCAATGTGAAAAGTACTTCGGGCGTAGGTGCTGTTCTGCAACCGGTGTTTGATTCTGAGTTCCGAAAAATCAAGAGCTTGTCATTCATCCAGAATGAAGAATTCACTAACGGAACAGATTTGAGTGTTACTTTGCCCGATGGAACAGAAATTGTCTTTACTCAAGGCGTAACCAACACCATCAAGTATTGGATCAAATCTCAATCAGAGCCATCTACAGGCTTTGCAAAATTGCACGATTCGGATTATTACCAAGAATATTCCTATGAGATTCAATCTCGCGCTGATACTAGAGAACAAGAAGAATCTTTGAAAGCCCTTATGCACATTTCGGGCCTAAAGATGTTCTTGAAGACAATACTACAGGACGAAGCTGAGGTAAAGTCTCAAACTGAACTATTGTTCGTCTGATCTATTACCGCGGATCAGCTTCATGAGATCTTCTGAGGAACCCACATACAAATGATTGTGGTTGATATTTGTAGAGGCACTTTCTGGTGCCTTTTCTTTTGTCTTTGAGCGTCTAGAAGAAACCTCATCTAATTTGCTTGCCACTTCAGTAATTGTTTTGACAAGGTTTGCTGCCACTTCAAATGCTCTCGGATGTTCTGTGCCTTCTGCAATCTGAGTCAAGACGTCAAGCATGTTCTCTGATCTTTGGATCATTTTCCTGAATGTCTGGCGAGCAAGTTCTTGGTCTTCCTTGTCCTTGATATCTTCAGGAGTTTCATTCTCAATGACTGCGGGAACCTGTTCCTGTGGTACCACAGGTTTTTGTGTGGGTAACAAATCTAGGGCTTCTTCTAATTTTTCAAACATGATTTCAACCACCATTTTCAATTGTTTTCTCGGTGATAGGACCATTCGGAGGAACACCCACAAATGTCTGAATCGCTCGAGGATTATCAAAATCAGGTTCGAAGAATGTCTTTGCACTGATATTGGTGATGATTGATTTTTCTGTCACTGGACCATAGAAAAACCCTTTGACAGTGAAATCCAAAGTCCATTCGATAATTCGCATGTCCTCAAAAGAACCTTCCACAGGATCATTAAGTGTGACAGAATTCAAAACCACATGGATATCACGTTCAATACCAAGTTCAGGAATCTCTTTTGCAGCCACAGTAAATTCTGGTTGGAAAAAAGGAAGAATCTGTTCAACTACCTGCAATCCGTCCTCAAAATAACCTGCAAACACGGTTAGAACCATGTTAATGTCGTATGGTGCAGGAGAGAATTGCATCTTGGCTAAAGCGCCGCTGACAGATTTTGTCGTGAAATTGACTGTGTTCTCTTTTCTATAGCCAGCATAGGTTGGCGATCCTGCCTCAAACGTCATACGAGGGAAAGCGCTCTGCCATCTTCCATGTAGGTCGGGGTTTTGGATCAAACGCGCCAGTGCTTTATCTTTATTCACAAACGACAAAGGCACTTTGATGATCTTATCTTCACCTCCTACAGATGCGTTCTTTCTCACAATCGAGATATCATTGAACAGTGTGCCAAAAATAGACACATATCTCTTATAGTGTTCGTGATAAAAAGGAGCATGTCCTAGCATTATGGTGTCCCGAATGGATTTTTCTCATTAAAACTGATAAAAGAATCGGATAGTTGTTGTATGGGATCATTATCCGCGTTGGGGTCATTCACTAAACTGTTGTTGTTAACTGGAGTAGTATTATCAAGATCAGCAATACCAGTATTGACCAATTGGTTGTTGTATTTAGCACGTTCGCAATGTAGGAAGTAGTAAACGGGACTTCCTAGAGCATGAGCTTGGTAGTCTGATATACTGACCTTTGCAATCCTGAAAATATCTTCGGGACCTATTGTCCAGTTTGGAATATAAACATAATCGCCTTCTCTCGGACGATGATTGAATTCTTTGTTAAAACGCCGCACACCCACAAGGAAGGTGCATGAGTGTGGCTGAGAAAAACCAAATTTAGCATAAAAGTCATCATTACCAAAAGGCTGTTCCATATCCTTTAGATACATCTCAATCATCGTGGCGTTTTTGAGAACCTCAAAACGATTCTCACCGAAGATTTCATTATAGTTAGCGTCCTTAACTTGTTCTACCTTGATGTAGTAACAATTCACCCCTGCAAGTTGGATGAATTCCTCGGCAAGGCTATGGAACAAGTCTTGCTCATTTGAGGCGTCGATGTGATGAAAGTATGGAGAGACTGGCATCTTTTTATCCCATGATGAAGTCAACAGGTTCTTGATATTCTAGAGTCACCGATTGCTCTAAAGTCATAATCTCTTGTTCTGCTTCTTGAAGTATGCCTTCTGCATCAATGGTTACTCCACCAACCAACTGAACGTTCCTTAACTTGCGAAGATTATTACCCCATTGACGCTTGATAAGGGCAGTAGCATATTTTTTTAGAAATGGGTCATTCCATACTTGCGGAAATTCTTCAGGGTCAAGAACTCTGGTTGCTTCGACAACAAAAATCTGACCTTCACGCACTGTTGCCCAATCTATATCGATGAACAACCGTCCCATATGACGGTTGAAGCGAAGGTTTTTTGTTTTGCCAGACACTACATTCTTCAGTGTCTCTCGATAAGCCATCGCCATGCTATAAGTCAGAAGTCCGTCGCCTTTCAAGGCAAAGGGATATGTGCTAGCCATCAATTGCCATTCAATGGAGAACTGGCTTGATCCTTGGTAAGATGTCTCTAAGACTCTTTGGACACCTATGAATGAATCATCGATTGGAAAATATTTGTTCTTCAATACTTGAGCTGTAGCTTCAACTGGAACATACATCTGAATACTACCGTCATAATGGTTTCGTCCAAAATATTCTAGTGCAACATCAATTAAATCTTCAACCTGCTGGTCATCTACATTTATCTGGATGACGGGCGCACCCAGACGGCGTAAGCAATACGCCTTGAATTCTTTTCTCGATTCTGGTTTAGAAATAGTCATTCCATATCCTTTTCTTCTTCTTAATTATTTATCGAGGAAAGATTAAAAGCCCCGAAGGGCTTATCTTGTTATTGTTTTTCTGGCTCTAACTGTTCAATCATTTTCTTATAATTGCTTAGGGCTTGTTCTAAGTCATACCCGAATCTACGATTTAAGAACAGTAACAAATCCATTTGGTTCTTCATGAACTCAATGGGTGTTTTACTTTTCATAATTTGCTTAACATAATAATCGATGTTCAATTTTGTCTTCATTTCTCGCCTTTCATAGCTTCACTGAAGATTTGGATGATCTTCTCAAGGCTATCGGCCTCTGTTTTATCAAGCCGTTCCTCAACAAAGCGCGGTAGGAACAAACGTCGAGGACCGTTACCATTAGGCATCAGTGAATTTGCACGAACGGTAATGATTTTCTTGTCAATCCAATCGTCCATCTCTTTGGTAATGCGCTCTCGATCCTTGTCGCTGAAGCCCGATACATTTGTTTGCACCAAACCATCCGAGCTCTCGCAGATCAAGGAACCAAACCATTTCTCATTCTTACCGTTACCAGGATTGAAACCTCGGACAATCAGATCAACTTCTGCTTCCACCTTCATCTTGATCTGATCTTTAGAAGTACCATCTGCCCAGATTGCTTCCGGGTTTTTGATGACAGTGCCTTCAATACCAGCTGAAGTCATCTGAGCGTAGTGTTCAAAGGCTTCTTCCAACGAATAAACCATCTTTGAAGGAATCGGAAGAAAATGCTGGCCCTTTAGTTTCTGAACCTGGGCAAACCTTTCCTTATAAGGAGTAGTGTCTTTGCCACCTGAAATCATGCTCTCAATCTTAACTCGATCCCAGATGAAATAGAACGGCTTTTGATTCTTCTCGAACGAACCGCCCTTAAGAACACTGTTTAGTACGCCGTTGCCGATCTCACGAGGAAGAACTTTCCACTCCTCTTCTTGCTGCTTCTCAAGCACAAGCAATTCACCATGGTAACAATAGCCTAGATCAGCCTTGGTCTTGAACTCATCGATGAATGCCTGAAACTCGACATTAGCAAACACGGTGCCATTACGGCTT